ATGGGTGGCGATTCGCATCTGGTCGAAACCGAGACATGCTCTCGAAGCCCAGGCTAGCGAAAGCCCCGACAGATTGTCAAGTCCCTGCAGAAAAAAGCGGGTGTCGAATGGGAAGCGCGACTTAGTGGGCTGGTGCGGAGGAGGTAAAGGTATCTCTGTGCCTTCGTGACCCCCTTCCGCTATTGGTATCTTAACGGGGCCGGCTACGCCGGCGGAGATTTGGGCAAAAGAAAAACCCCCCGAAGGGGGCATTCCCGCGTATTGCTTGCAATCTGGCACTTCATCGACCCTTTTAGTCTTACTACTTACTTGGTGGTTGAGTTCCAAGCAACTGCTATGACAGGTTTAATCCGTGTTAGTAATAACAATAGCAGGAACTCGCTTCGTTGTCAAGTCGTGGGGGGAGAAACCTCGCAAGCAAGACTGCCGTGCGGGAAGTTAGCCCGAAAGCCCCGAGATGTCAAGTGTTAGTTCAGGTCGGACTCACAGAGAAGCCGAAGGTCAAGGAGGAGGTCTTGGATTTCCTGCGATGAGAACAAATCCCGTTGAGCGGTGAGCGCGAGAAAGGACTCAATCTCTTCTATCAATGTAGTCGGTGTCTCTGTCATGGTTGAAGTGTACCTCTCGGTGTCGGTAGCCCCGTGTAGGGATGGTGAAAAAGACCCCGTCCCCACACCAGCGAGAGTGTGAGGACGGGAGGCAGAGCCCACAAAACTCTGCGATTGTTTAGAAGCCGTCTGCGTATTCGTAAGGGCGAGCCTGAACTGGGATTGCATCCCAGCAGGAAGCGCAGAAGTCTTTGGCGTTGAACTTGGAGAGAAAGACTGAGCAGTTCTCGCTTGCGCAAGTCCGCTTCTTTCCTCCACCATATGTTTTAGAAGGCTTGCCATCTGCCACGATGCCGTGCCCACTGATTGTGTTTGTGGTCATAACTGAATAATACTTGACAGAGATGTCTGTGTCAAGTCTTATTGGAAAGTTTCTGAATGACTTGACAGGAGGCGTTGGGTCGACTAAGGTAGGGGTATGAGCAAAACCACCAAGACATGCGCCGGATGGAGCAGGTACAACAACGGGCAGACCAGCCCATGCGACCGGGAGGCTGGCGAGACCGGCTTCTGCCCGATTCACCAGCAGGCAGCCGACACCAACCCGCTAGGGGTCTAGTAACGACCAGCACCACCCGCACCTACAAAGAACTGATGCGTGTTGTTGGGCGAAGCCCCGCACAGAGCGGTTGCAAACCCATAAGGTGAGAACAGCAAGAACGACAGTGCTATCCACCACCGTAAATTGAAATAGGAATAAAAGAAAAGCGCTGAGGAGTTGGGTATCGCGGACAAGGTGGCTGCTTTTTTGACTTTTTTGAGTTTTCGGTGAGTATTTCCTCTGGGTTTTCCCTCAGGTACGAACAGGTGTTCGATTGCGCAACAGGTTTGGGTGTCGGCAGAAGTATGGCAAACGAGCGTGGGGGGGCTTGAGAGGCGGGGCTTCGTAGTCTACGGGGCGATTTCGGAGATGTCAAGGGCGATTCTTCCAATAATGACTTGACAAGACGTGGATACTCATGTAAGATATCGATATGGACACCAAGGCATAATGAACTAGATGGCAGGTCGCCGGACTTCTCCTCGTCCGTGCGCGACCGCCGGGAGCAACTGCCGGCTCCCAGCCCTCCCCTGATGTTTCCGGTCGGGGGAGGGCAGTTCGCTTTTTGCACACGCAGCCACCCGGTGGCGTAGCCCCGCAAGTAACATGGGGAAATGCGATTATCTCTAGCCGACGACCACCTCATCCTCGACTTCCCCTACAACCCTGCTCAGGTCGCCGAAGTCCGCACAGTCAAGGGCGCCAAATGGGACAAAGTCAGTCGGGTCTGGCGGGCACCCGTATCCAGCCTCGAAGAATGTCGGGTTTTTGCCGCAGCCCACGAGTTCACCATCGACCCAGAAGTTCTACTTCTCACTCTCCCCACCCCAAAAAACTCCAACCGGCGCATCTACATCCACACGGATGGGTTCATCTACCTCGCCTTCGCCTACGACCGAGTCGCAGTCACCTCAGTCAAGCAAATCGCAGGCATCACTTGGGACAAGAAGACTCACGCGTGGAAAGCCCCGATTACAAGCGTTGACGAAGTGGTGCGATGGGGCGAAACATTCGGCGTTCCCGTTGAGGCTTCAGTCCGACAGGAAGCCAGCGCAGTCAGAGGTCAACTCGAAACAACGATGGCAGCCAGCCGTGCCACGGACGCAGAAATCGACATTCCCGACATGCTCGGTGAACTCCTCCCATACCAGCGTGCCGGAGTCGCCTACGCCATAGCCAGCCGACGATGCTTCATAGCGGACGAGATGGGGTTGGGCAAAACGGTTCAGGCTGCAGCCACAATCGAACTGTTGGCCTCACAGGGTGAGGATGTGTTCCCCGGGGCTGTGGTGTGCCCACCCAACTTGGTGGTGAACTGGCAAGCAGAATGGTGGAAGTTCTTTCCGAATCGGAATATCCAAATAGTCACAAACCGGAAGGACTTTCCGACTGACTACGACATAGTCGTGATTGGATACTCCAACCTTACCACTTGGGTGCGACAGTTGTCAAGTCACAAATCGTATGTTTTCGATGAATCTCACTATTGCAAAACGCCCACATCCCAGCGAACAAAGGCTTCGAAGCGCCTCGCTCGTTCCGCCGCAGCGGAAGCCCCGATCATGCTCCTAACCGGAACGCCGGTCACGAACCGCCCAGCCGAGTACGCCGCTCAGTTGGACATCCTTGGTCAGATCGACAAGTTCGGGGGACTGTGGGGTTTCTACCGAAGGTACTGCGATGCGTTCAAGGACAAATGGGGGCAATGGCATCTAGAGGGGCACTCGAACCTCGAAGAACTCAACGATCGTTTGCGCTCAACCTGCTACATCCGGCGTACTAAGCCAGAGGTCATGAAGGAGTTGCCACCCATCGTTCACTCTCCCGTGCTTGTTCCCGGCGCAACAGCCCCGATGAAGGAGTACGCCAAAGCCGAAGCCGACATCGTTGAGTACCTCATCGAAAGGGCGAGGGAGATAGCGCGAGAACTTGGACTTTCTGAACGCTCGGCTGCGGTTCGTGCCAAGTTCCGTGCCGAAGCGTCACAACACTTGGTTCGAATCTCCGTACTCAGGCGTATCGCCGCGAAGGCGAAGATGGCATCAGCGAACGAGTGGATAACAGCGCATGTAGAGGAAGGTCGCAAGGTCGTGGTTGCGGCTCACCATCGAGACATCGTTGACGAACTCGCCCGTGAACACGGTGGGCTCAAGATTCAGGGAGGGATGAACGTCCACGAGGTTGAGGAAGTGAAGGCAGAGTTCCAAAATGGAGATGCACAGGTCTTGATCCTCAGCATCCAAGCGGCTAAAACCGGACACACACTCACAGCCGCACAGGACATCCTGTTTGTGGAAATGCCGTGGACACCAGCCGATGTTGACCAAACGGTTGCTCGTCTGCACCGCATCGGACAGGAGGGTTCAGTCACAGCCACCTACATGCTGACTGTCGACACCATTGATCAGCAGATCTATGACTTGATCGACGCCAAGAGAAGTGTGGTGGATCAGGCTACCGAAGGTGTTATGGACGGGGCTGGCGCTGCCAGGACTGGCGATTTGGTGATGAACCTTGCCTTCCAGCAAGAAACCCGATAAATCCTTGACAGGAGGGTGTGGGGCGGCTAAACTGAAAGCACACAACAAGAGAGGAAACCATGAATGACCTAGAGCAAGAGAAGGCATTGGGCATCAAGGTGCTTGACCGTCCCAACATCCCGATGAAGGGATCGCTGGTGGCAGCGTATGCCAACGGAGACATGGTGGAACTGTGGTTCCAGTCCCCGACAGGCGATGCGTCCGACTCCTGCCAGTTCGCCATGAAGTGCAACTCACCGGAGCAGGCTGAGGCGATTGCCTCGGTCCATCGGGCTAAGTGGGGAGTCCCGAACTACGGGAACTCAGCGGAACTGACCAGCGAACGGTTCTAGCACAACTTGACAACCCCTTGACAACATGCTAGGATGATGTTAGAGAGAGAGGTGATGCAGTATGTGGATCTTCCCACTCCTCAGCATCGGCACCATTCTCGGAGCCGTTATGCTGATCGCTCACAAGATGTGAGCATCGCCCCCGATGAAAGTCGGGGGTTTCTTCCTTTCAGCCCACATTCCGAATGCCCGGTACGGGAAAGCCCCGTGACGGGAGCGTAACTCAATCGGCAGAGTAGCGGACTTTTAATCCGAAGGTTGAGGGTTCGATCCCCTCCGCTCCCACCCATCGGCGGTAGTTCAACTGGCAGAACGCCTGACTTTGGATCAGGAGGTTGGAGGTTCGAGCCCTCCCCGCCGAGCCATATAGACAAATGTTTGACTTTCCTGTCTAGGGGATGTAGGATGAAGGTATGAACAAGGGGATAGCAATAACACTCACAATCGGAGCAATGGCTCTCGCAGTATGGGGGTTCGGTATTTCGAACAAAGCCCAAGCCGAGTTCGCCTGCTCCGCCGAAGCAGTCGTAGCGCAACCCTTCGATACCATTTGGCAGATCGCATCCGACAACTGCGAGGGCAACCTCCAGAATGCGGTACACCACATGATCCAACTCAATGACGGTTCTTCAATCCTCCAGATCGGACAAGCCGTCCAGATTCCAGAAAGCAACTCATGACCGAAGAACTGTTCTACCCCGAAGGAGTGCCACGCACTCGCGACCTGCCCATAGAGGACTTACGGTGGTATGCCAAAACTGGCTTCCCAACCCCAGAGCAGGCGTTCGACAAGTTCCGCCCCATGCTTGACGCTCAGTATCCAGAATGGAAGTCGCATGTCTATAACAACTAAAACCATCACAGTCGAACTCACCCCCGAAGAGTTCGGTGCGCTTGCCGGCGCGGTTTCCACCGAGTGGCAGAAGCGTGTCGAAAACGGGAACAGTCCAGCCAGCCGTTATGTAGGCGTTCGCTTACAGGATGCATGGTTGAAGATGATGAGGGCATGGCACCCTGACGTAGAGGATGCCCATTTGGCAGCGAGCGACTGGGTAACCATGTTCCAACCGAACCCCATAACAGGTGACGCCGTAGACAATCTTGTCGTTGACATGAACGGCGAAGACGGTGGTGAAATAGCGGAAGTTATCCCCATCCGCTAACGGGCTAACTTTCTTCACCCCCCCGCCCACAATTCCTCAAGTATTGAGAGTGTTTGTGCATGTAACGCCCACGCCCTGCCACAAATCACACTTTCGGCATAGTGCCTGTCGGCTTCTTCCCGACCTTCCTCCGTGCTTAGGTCGTAAAGAAAAACGCCCTTCTCTACTGTGGACTCTAAGATGGTTTTGAAACCGTCTACTTTTTTGAAACTCATAGGTTTCCTCTCCAGAACATATTTTGTTCTCTACTTATATATCCATCGGTAGTGAGCAAATGTCTGGGAAAGGTCTGTGCTACTGTGGCTACATGATCCCAGTTACAGGTAGCAACGTTGACCTCTCGCTATTACACCCGCGTTTCGTGAAGCGGTTAGAGGCTTTCTTCAAAGATCCACAGATCGTTGGCAGAGTCAAAGTCAGTAGCGCCTGTCGCACCTACGCCAAGCAGGCTCACTTCTACAAGAAATACAAGGCAGGAACTGGCAATCTCGCCGCAAACCCAGACCGCAGGTTCGGGGCCGGCGGATGGTGGCGAGGAAGTTGGCATATGACTCAGGATGACGGATTTTGCTATGCCGTCGACCTCCACATGGTGAGCAACAAGATCGCTAAGTGGGAAGTCAACAACATCGCTACCCGATATGGCGTTGTCCCAACCATCAAGGACAGGGAGTGGTGGCATCATCAACCCCGAAATGCCGAAGGTTGGTTCGATGCACCCGCGATGAACGAAACCAAAGAAGAGAAGGTCGAGGTAAAAGTTGACTTTCTTGCCATTTTGGCGTACATCGCCGACTGTGCCAAACGGGTTGAGACTGAACCCCTGTCGAAAAAGAAGAAGTCACGAGGTCCCATCGTCTCAACCCTGCAAGAACGCATCATTGCCCTTGGTTTCTTCGGAACCATGAAGAACACAGGTCAGTACGGATGGCGCACCCATTGGGCTGTCAAGAAGTTCCAGCGAATGGAAGGGTTAACCAAAGACGGATGTGTCGGTCCCAAAACATGGGAACGCTTATGGAATCCAGAGTTTGTTTAATGAGTGACTGCGACTGTCCGTGCGGTCCAAACTGCGAGTGCACAGAGGAAGAGAACTGTGGATGTAAATGACTGCCCATTCTGCGAGATCGTAGAGAGTCATGACGGTGAGTACGACATCGACAACAAGCAACGGACTGGAACTGTTGTGTTGGGACGCTCATCAGTCGCCTTTCCCGACATTTACCCAGTCACCTCAGGTCACACGCTGGTTGTCCCTAATAGGCATGTCACATCTTTGTTCGGGTTATCCTCAAGAGAGCAAGCCGACGTGTGGGCGATGGTCAACTTGGTTGCAGACCACTTCCTCGCTGAGGGGGTTACCAGTATGAATATCGGCATGAATGTCGGGGCTGCCGCCGGCCAAACCGTTGAGCATGCCCATGTCCATGTGATTCCTCGCCGAGAGGGAGATATGAGGGATCCCCGTGGGGGCGTTCGATGGGTGATCCCAGAGAAGGCTCGCTATCGGGCGATGCCCAACTATCCGGCATGAGGAAGCACAAGCAACAGCGCAAGATGGCTCAGGCTCAGAAGCGAGCGGAGTACCAGAAGAAGAAGAACCGGCGAGCGATGAAGAAAGTCAAGAAAGAAGCGACACCGACTGGGCGGACTTCTTACCCGCAGATGAAGTTCTAACCGGCGCGAGTAGTTTGGGTAGCGGTCCTCTGATGGCCGGTGAGATCAGGTTGTAGCCAGCGGGCCCTCGTGGGTGTCGATCGCTATTGGCTGGCGAGACCAGGATACGGCACTCAACTCCTCAAGTGCCGTATGGCAAAGAACCCTTCAAATCGGGGATGTGTCTCAACCATTAGCCGTGCATAGTGGCTCGTATAGTTGTTGTTCAACTTGAACTCCGACGAAGGATCATCCGTTCGGATCATCCGCTCCCATCGAAGAACCTCAAACAACATCTTCATGCTGCCTCGTTTGTGTCCACGGGAACGCAACTGGTCAGCCAACCCGATCAACTCATGGAACACCACCGGGTTGGTTTTATGAAACACGTCGAACTGTTCTTTGATGGAAGTACCCCATATGGATATCTGTCCTTCAAGCGTATTCATGATGCGCCCCCGTGGGTGTCTTATTGGTTGGTGTGTGACCGGCGTAGGTCCCATGGGTATCGCGGTGCAGGTGGCCGGTGAGAGAGTAACCGTCGTATCGGCTTTAGGTATCGACTGTGCCATGGACGGTGAGGTTGGCGTTTCGAGATTGGGTGTCGGTTCTGCTGTGGCGACTATGGGTGCCGGTCTGCCATGACAGGCTTGCCGTAAGTCCACGATTTGCCCATCCAGTCAGAACAGATGGATGACCAGCCAGTCGATTCGACCTGCCAGCCCTTGTCGCCCACGATGACGATGTCGCCCACCATCATTGAGCGGAGAGCAGGGATGCTGTGGTGGTTCATCCTTTCCCACACAACTTCCAGAAAGTAGGTGCCGGTGGATGCGTTGGTGAGTTGATCGACATCCATACGGTGGACTTCCTCAAGTTCATCGAACGAGCGGATAGGCGGTGGGTTGAATGGTGATGTAGCCATCCATGTTTCAGGATGCTTGCGGTAGTAGATAATCGCTTCCATGTACTTATCCTATCGTGTTGTCAAGGGGTTGTCAAATCCCTGTGAGATTATTGAACCCCCCGTCAGTACTATGGATAACGAACTGGTTTTAGAGGGGCTCAACAATCCCACCAACGTCCGGTCTTTTGGGTATCGCCGCCAGTCTGGCTAGTGAGATTATTGAACCTCCCGTATGGAACTTGTCCGGGGAAAGCCCCGTCAGAACCGTTCATCCATTTGCTCTGTGATGGCGATGTCGACTGACTTTTGAGTTACCTCGACCAGATAAGGAAGGGCGAACCCGCCGAGAGGCCATTGATCTTGTGGGGTAGCGCCACCCATGTCCCTCTTGAGCCAGTCCTCCATCGCCTCGTCGGTCCCACAGGGCGAGCAGACATAGACAGGCGTATCTTCCGCTTTCCTCGTGGTGCGACTGAGGGCGTTGTAGACCTGTATCTGGTGCAGTTCCTCAACACCACAGCGCGGACAAATCTGACGGTTCATACCCATCCCTTCATTAGCGCAAACTGGCCGGTGACGTAGTCGGCAAGTCCACCACGCAACATCCACGACTTCTCCTTGTCCCAGCCGACATCTTGAGTGGCCTGCTTTTTGAACTCCCACAGGGTCATGTTGGGGAACATCTTGCGTAGAACTTGTGCGAGGGCAAAGAGGGCGTAAGTATCCCAGTCGTCCTCGTCGTGGTGGTCGTGCACCCAGTCAGCGAACTCCCAAGTTTTGGTGGACTTGAGAAACCCGTCGAACTCACGTTGGCGTTCCTTGTCGGTACGAGCGCGCTCTTTGTGCTTCTTCTCATGAAGAGCCTTCTGGCGCGTCTCGGCCACGTTGGTCATAGACCGGAGCCCTTCTCAAGGCCGACACGTTCTTTCGGATTGTCGTATGCACCCGTGGGATCAGAGCCCTGCTCGTGATCGGGGACGCCGTGTTCACAGCAGATTTCGATGACCTTGATGCCCATGGCCTTCTCTTCCTTGCAATGTTCTTCGTCGGTTCCCTTGCGGGCCTCGTAGGCATGGAGGGTGCCTTCACCTTGCACGTTGGAGGAGAAGTGTCCACCCTTCGCCGCTTCCTTCATCTTCGGGATCTGACGAGTCAACCACAACGAGCAGTCGTGGCATAGGTGGAACGTGACAGGCTCCTCACCCATGAAGGCAAGGGTGTCCCAAAATCCCCCGTAGTACCCGCTGGCCGTGATGGTGAGCCCACCATCCAACTGGGCGTTGTAGTCGGCCTGAACGTTCTCGCCTTCAAAGACTGAACGAGTCGGGGTGCCGCAACGGTCGCACTTGTAGCGCTTGAGCGTTGGCTTCTTTTTCTTTGGTGATTTGCGTTTGCGTGTCATAAGTAGGTGAGCCTTTTTCCTCTTGCTCAGGAGGTGCGAGGCCCCTAGACCTCTGGTTGTACCTCAACCCTATAGGTGCCGAACCGTGTTGTCAATACCTTATTTGATGTTTCTGCCGGCCCGGCAGTGGAAAGCCCCGTGGGTGGCGCAGGAAGGCTGGGTATCGACCTCGCTTTGGCCACGGGGTGGTGGGGGGATTCTGTTGCCACGCTCCCCCCGAGCGCCGAGTCTTAGTCAGTCCTGATTGAGGAGCCCCCAAGGGATCTCGTGAGTGTGAAACTCACGGTCGCCCTCGCACTGCTCCTCGATGAGGTCTAGGTAGTCCTGCATTTCTCACCTCCTTCGGTGTTTTGTCCGTCACCATGTAGACACCGGAAGAAGGCTTGACCCGACCTTTATTCGCTACTCCCACATGTCCTTTGATGGGAGGCTCCTCCCCAAGCGTTCAGCGCAGGACTAATCTGGATTGAATGACGACCGAACACCGCAAAGCCCCCCGACGCAAGATCCAAAGCATCGAGCGCATGGGCCGGCACGGTTCGGTCAAGTACCACCACTCGTTGGAGTGCGGTCACACGGAGATCCGCACCCGAGCCTCACGAGCGCCCAAGTTGGGCTGTGCGTGGTGTCTCCGAACGACGGAGAAGGAACGTGAACTCGGGGCCTCCACGTCCAGGGTTCCGATGGCACTTGACTACGACGAGGTATTGGGGCAGAATGAAATGGAGGTCGCCCGTCTTAGAGGATCACTAGCGTCGGCGCTGGGTGTACCGAATGAAGCAGTCGACCTAGTGGTCAGCGAGAAGGGAGCGGAGTTGTCAGTGGAGTCAGCAGTCATCTTCCTCTCCCCTCAAGACGTTGAGCGACTGACCCGTGGTTGAGCATCATCACTTCCACAGTGAAGAGGCACCTCCTGATGGTGGCTCCTGTACAGGCAAGCCAACCGAATGGTGGTTTCCTGAGTTCGAAAAGTCCATGTCACAAACCGAGAAAACATTAGTTGTAACTCTCGCGCTACATGCTAAAAGACTGTGTTCCATATGTGAGATTAAAGATGAGTGTCTTGCGTATTCGTTAATACACGAACCGTTTGGCATTTGGGGTGGGCGAGATGAACAAGAGAGGCTAAGAATCCGAATAGACAAGAAGATCAAAACCTCCTACCGAACCCATGCGGGTTTACGCCCTACTAAGTCCAACGAGATGCCATATGTTCAAACATACGGATGATCTCTTAGCGCGGCTCGACGGCGTAGTTACCTCAGCCAACGGTTGGGAGGCACGTTGTCCTTGCCGGCAAGATGATCGCAACCCATCTCTCTCTGTTCACGAGAATGACGATGGTCAAGTGCTCATGCACTGCCACCGGAATGGAGGCTGTGGCACCGAGGACATTCTCGATGCCATTGGCCTCAAGGTGACAGACCTCTTCGATAAGGATCCTCAGAAAGCAGCCGGCCGCGAGTATCCGAAGATAGAGCAGAAGAAACTCAAGTTCGTAGAGGCATACGACTATCAAGATGCTGACGGTGCTCTGCTGTTCCAAAAAGTCCGCTTTTCGGAGCCCGACGGTAAAAAGACTTTCCGGCAGAGGAAGCCCGACGGCAAGGGTGGGTGGGATTACAAACTTGGTGATATCCCGAAGGTGTTGTACAACCTCCCACGGGTGCTGGCAGAAAAAGAAGCCGAGCGACCCATTTGGGTGGTTGAGGGAGAAAAGGACTGCGACACCCTCAATCGCCTTGGAGCCTGTGCCACAACCATGCCCGGTGGTGCAGGGAAATGGTTAGACATTCATACCCGTGCTCTTGCCGGAGCAACAGTTGACATCATTGTTGATAACGACGAGCCGGGGAAAAGGCATGCGGCTGATGTCGAGATCAAACTCCGTGAAGCCGGCTGCGATGTAGCCGTTTGGATCTGTCCCGAAGAAAAGGACATAACTGACCACATTGCGGCAGGTGGAACTACCGAACAACTCGTCGAGTACAAGTTGGAGGACTACGGAGATCAACCCCTACCGGAAATTGAAGAAGTTGAAGAAGAGCCACTCTCACCCGTGGACGACACGCTTTCTCAACTGAGGGGGTTGTTGGACGACACCACACGAACACCAGCAAGCATCATGCACAAAGCGGCGTTGCTGTTGGGTACGGCAGAGGACACGCCCGATGCAAACCAAGGTCGGCTGGTGATGTGGGAGGATTTCGTTGCTGAGGATGAGGACGACTCTTATGACTGGTTAATCCCGGGGCTGCTTGAACGACGTGAGCGGGTGATCGTGGTTGCGGCTGAAGGTGTCGGCAAGACGATGCTTCTCAGGCAGGCGGCGATCCTTCCGGCGATGGGTGTTCAGCCGTTCTCCTTTCAACCCATGCCACCCATACGCACTTTGAGCGTTGATCTTGAGAATCCAGAGCGGATCATCCGTCGAACATCACGCAACATCATCGGTGCGGCCAAATCGATGGGGTTTGAACCCAACATGGATGCCCATCTCTACATGAAGCCCGACGGTTTCGACCTCATGAAGATGCCCGACAGGTTGCTACTGGAGAGCAAGATCGAAGAAGTCAAACCCGACCTGCTTCTGTTGGGGCCTCTCTACAAGTCGTTCATAGATCCCGGCGGTCGGACAAGCGAAGCGATCGCTACCGAAGTCGCCAAATATCTAGACACCCTCCGTGCCATCTACGGTGTAGCCCTCTGGTTGGAACATCACGCCCCATTGGGCACAGGAACAAGTCGCGATCTTCGCCCATTCGGTTCTGCTGTGTGGTCACGGTGGCCGGAGTTCGGTATTGCTCTGACGCCAGACCCAACAGTTATGGGAGAATATGTATATCAAGTTGCCCACTTCCGTGGTGCCCGTGATGAAAGACACTGGCCGGCTACTATGAAACGCGGGGTTAAGTTCCCCTTTGAAACGCTCGATTGGATGACCCCTTAATGGCAGAAGAAAGCAAAGCCTCACTCACCCGTGAGTTTCTGGCCGAACGTGATGTCCGTATGTTCAAGATGAGACAAGGCGGGGTTGCCACTCAAGAGATCGCCCGTAGGTTCGGCGTCAGCGTTTCGGCAGTAGGCCGATCCGTTAACCGCCAACTCGAAAAGTTGAACTCTGAGGCACTTTTGGCGTATCCCGAGGTGCTTCGCATGGAACTGGAGCGTTTGGACGCCCTGCAAGCGGCGATCTGGCCCATGACGCAACACAGGCGCATCACATTGGACGATGGCACAGAGGTATCCGTAGAACCCGACATGAAGGCAATCCAACAGGTGCTTTCTGTGATGGATCGTCGTAGTAAGTTGCTCGGTATGGAAGTACAACAGAAACAGGTCGAGGTTCGGGTTGGGGCTGACGAGTCGATACGGCTGGCCATGGCAGGAGCGCAGGCATTGCCGAGTGCGACTGCTCACTCACCCGAACAGGAAGCCAGACAACTGTTGGCCCTCATGGTGAAGTCAGGCGTTGTTTCACCAACAGAAGTTGAGGGCGCACTAGGCAAAGACGCTTCTGCTGACCTGTTGAACATACAAGTCATAGACGCAGAAATAGTAGAAGACGAGGTAGAAAATGGCGACTGAACCCATGCAGATTCACGGTGGAGATCCGACGGCGGTCGGAAAGGATGCGGTGACTGTCTCCATGTCAGTACCCCTGCCCCCTATCCCAAGAGCACCGACGAACAAACTGCACCCTGATGCGACGAACTGGAATGAGCCCGATGATGTACCCGGCATACCCGTGGGGCCTGACATCGATGAGCCCTTCTCAGAGGCCGAAGTGGGAGATCCCGCATATGTGGAACCCGAGGATGGTGCCGAAGTGACATTCGCCCCTGGACAGGACAACATCGAAGCCGCAATGGCTCAGGTGGCAGAAGGCATGGATCTCACGGTGTCGACCAGGGTCAGTGATGACGATGGGCCGGCTGACAAGCAGATCCTCATACGGGCTACCGAAAACGACAGGGAACGGTGGAAGCGTGCGGCTGAGGTCGCCGAAGTCTCACTGTCTGCCCTCATCAGAGAAACCATGAATGCCAAGGTCACAGACATCCTCGACTGCTCACACCCTCCTGCTTTCCGAGTCAGTTACCCGTGGTCGGAGTTCTGCTCTAAGTGCAACGTTCGTTTACGGGGGTAGAGTAAAAGGGTGCTAGACACCAGAAAGGGGCAGGGGTTGAAAGTAAGCCTCGAAACGTGGGAGTACGAGCATGCCTCGAATGTAGGGGCACGCCGATACACGGCCAACTGGAGCAAGCAGGATGCGCCATGGTACGACTCCGAACGGATGGAGGACGACCGCACTGCACAGGTGGCAGCAGCAGTATGCGAACTGGCTGTAGCCAAGGCCACCAACCGCTACTGGCATGCACACATCTGGCATGCAACCGAGCATCACAAGTTCAAGGACATGCCTGACGTGGGGCGCAACATCGAAGTACGTCGAGTACGCACCAGCCCCAACGCCGCTGTACGCAAACATCAAGTAGGCACAGGGCTAGTGCTGTTCGTAGCCAAGGCTGTACCCCCCGAGTTGAGGGAGGTAGATGTGCTGGGCTGGATCGACTACGACGAAGCATGGGAGAAAGGCGAGCCCTCTTCCTATGACAGCGAGGGAACTAGACTAATCTCTCCTCAACACCTCACACCAGTAGGGG